CCGACGTTAGGACAAATTTTCGCTTCCACGAAATAAGCAATTTGGAAACAAAACACAGCAGTTTGACCCCTCGAAAATCAGTGATTCTGTGTGGCGATCAGCCACGGGCGCTGTAATGCGCGTGCAGGGGCATTCTTGATGAGGTTTTCGTATGGGTCGAACCCGCAAAACGTCCGCTGAACTCGACCGCAAGGGTGCCTTCGATAAGAATCCTCAACGCGCTCGCGAGCGGGCCTTGGAGCCGGTTGTCACCGGGCCGCTTGGCCCCCCGCCGTCCAGCTTCACCAACCCGAACAGCCCCACGTCGCGCGAACATCTTGAGGCGTGGAATGAACTGCTCGAAGAGACCAAGGAAGTGCTGATAACAAGCGCCGACCGAGGGCACTTCGAGATGACGGCCCGCCTGCGTGTGCGGTGCCGACGCCCTGGAGCATCCACCGGTGACTTCGCGCAGCTCAACAAGTATCAGTCGCAGCTCGGCCTCAACCCGGCCAGCCGAAGCCTCGTCAACGGCAACGGCGTCAAAACCACCGAAGAAGAAGAGGACGAGTGGCAGCAAGCCGCAGACGGTAGTACCGGAATACGAGTTCAGTAGCCCCTTCGTCGAAAAGATGATGGCCTATGCGCGGGGCGTGGTTTCGGGTGAGATTATCGCTTGCCTCTTCGTCCGCCAGGCCTGCCACCGTCATCTGGACGATCTACAACAGTCGCTCGATCCGCTCTACCCGTACCGCTTTGACGAAGGCCTGGCGCATCGCTACTGCTGGATCGTCAGCAAGTTCCCCCACGTCTCCGGCAAGTGGGCCCGGCGGATCCGCGGCAAGGATCACCGCATCACTGCTGAACCCTGGCAGCTCTTCATCGACTGCAGCATCTTCGGATGGGTTAGCAAGTCGACCGGCAAGCGTCGCTTCACCAAGGTGTACGTCGAGACCGGCCGCAAGAGTGGCAAGTCGACCAGCGCCGGGCAAAAGGGCCTGTATATGTTCGCCTGCGATGGCGAAACGGATGCCCAGGTGTTTTCCGGCGCCACGAAGGAGAAGCAGGCACTCGAAGTCTTCCGGCCGGCTCGTCTCATGGCGATGCGCTCGCACGGTTTTCTGCGGGCCTTCAACGTAGAAGTCAACAAGAAAAGCCTCACCCGCACCGATGGCAGCCGCTTCGAGCCGCTGGTAAAGAACCCTGGTGACGGATCCAGCCCGTCCTGCGCGATCGTCGACGAATACCACGAACACGACTCCCCAACGCTCTACGACGCGATGGAGTCGGGCATGGGAGCGCGTGAGCAGCCGATCCTGTTCGTCATCACCACCGCAGGCTTCAACGTCGGCGGCCCTTGCTACATGCTCCGGCAGGACGTCATCAAGATTCTGTCGGGCACGATCAAGGATGACCGGCAGTTCGGCATCATCTTCACCATTGATTCACCAGATGAGTGGAAGACGGACATCGGAATCGCGAAGGCGAACCCCAACGTCGGCGTGTCCATCAGTTGGGAGTACTTGCGTGGTCGCCAGCAGGATGCGATCGAGTTCGCGCACAAGCAAAACAACATCCTCACAAAGCACTTCAGCGTATGGACCAACCAGGGCACCGTCTGGATGAACATGGAGAAGTGGAAGTCTTGCGCCGACCGCAGCCTTCGCATCGCAGACTTCGCCAGCAAGCCCTGCTGGATGGGTAACGATCTCGCGGCTCGCATCGATCTCGCCAGCCGCATCCTGATCTTCAAGCGGTCGCAGATTGACAAGGTGCCGAACGGCGACACTGGCGAGTTGGAAGAGGTCGACCAGGATCACTATTACGTCTTCGGCTACCACTATGCGCCGAGCGCGACGATCAACGATGGAGAGCATTCAGCCTATGCGCAGTGGGTTGCCGAGAAGGCATTGATCTCCGTCGAAGGTCCTGAAATCCGGCTCTCGCAGATCCAGCGCGACATTCGGAACGATTGCCAGCTGTACGACATGAAGTGCCTCGGCTTCGATCCCTGGTCTGCTCTGCAGATGCAACAGGACCTGGCCGCCGAGTTTGGCGATGATGTGGTGCTCACCATCCCGCAGACGGCGCAGTACCTCAGCGACCCGATGAAGGAACTGCAGGCCGCCGTGTATAGCGGGCGCCTGCATCACAACGGTGACCCAGTGCTCACTTGGGCGATGTCGAACGTTGAAGTACGCGAGGGGCAGAATGAAACGCTCTTCCCCCGCAAGGGTCCGGACGCGAAGCTGAAGATTGATCCCGTCGCGGCGCTGATCACCGCAATGAATCGGGCCTACACGGCCGAGACTGAAAAATTCACCTCGCCGTATGTGGGTTATGTATGACAACCGCAGAGCAGAAGCAACGGGTCCAAAACATCGCCCGGTCGATCGGCGCAGCCATCCTCTGCGGGGGTATCGCGGCTTTCACACGCGGCGCATGGCTCGCGTGGCATCCCGCTGGGTGGATGGTTGCTGGCCTTGCGGTTGCCTCTCCTGCGTTCCTTTGGCTGTATAACGACGTGCGTTCCAGCAAGGCATAAGGCGGGTAATTGAAGCTGATCTCTGGTATTTTCGAGGGCGCGTTTCAACTGCGCGCCGATGTCAGCGGCGCGCCTGCGCCCTGGGATAACTATTGGTACGAGCCCGTAGGCGGCCATAGCTCGAGCGCCGGCATGCGGGTCACACCGGAATCTTCGAAGCGGCTCAGCACGGTCATTGCTTGCGTTTCGGCGAAGTCTCGCCAGCTCGCGATGTTGCCGTTCAAGATCTACACGGATAGCCCGAAGGGCGGCAAGCGTGTCGTCACCAGCCATCCGCTGTACAAGGTCCTCTACTACCAGCCAAACCGCTGGCAGACAGCCTACGAATTCAAGACGATGATGCAGGGCCATGTCGAGCTCCGTGGCAATGCTTACGCCGAGAAGTTTTACGACGCGAACGGGCAGATCGAAGAGCTGGTGCCGCTGCATCCTGACCGCGTAAAGGTCGAGATTATCAAGGCCACCGGCGATCTGCGGTATGTCTACCGCGACCCGCTCACAGACGTCGACCGAGTACTCCTGCAGGAAGAGGTATTTCACCTCCGCGACTTCTGCGATGTCATGGCGATCGGCCAGTCGCGCATCAGCATGGCGCTCGATACGCTGGGCGTGGCGCTATCGCGGCAAGACTACATCGCTCGTTTCCTCAAAAATGATGCGCGTACCGGCTGGATTGTTACTGGCGCGAACTTCAAAACGAAGGATGACGCGGATCTCTTTAGGGATAATCTCCAGGCTGGTGGTACAGGTAGCAACCGAGGCAAAATAGCGATTCTCGGAGCGGGCTACGATATCAAGTCGCTGGGCGTAACGCCCGTCGATGCGCAGCTCATCGAAGGCCACAAGGCTTCGCAGGTCGAGATCTGCACCATCTTCAACGTGCTACCTCACCTGGTCGGCGTGGACGCCGGCAAGGCAGCAACCTACGCCTCGGTCGAGCAGTTCAACATCATGAACGCCGTGCAGAGCGTCCTTCCCATGGCGATCATGTGGGAGCAAGCGATCCAGCGGGATCTGCTGACGAGTACTCGTTACTATGCGAAGGCCTCGCTTGCGTCCTTACTGCGTGGAGATACTGCCAGCCGCTTCGCTGCCTACCACGTCGCGATCGGCGACGGCTGGATGTCGCAGGACGATGTTCGCGAGCTGGAGGACATGAATCCCATCGCGGACGGCGTAGGTTCGAATTACTGGCGGCCAGTCAACTGGGCACCGCTCAAGCAACTCGCCAACCCCCAGCCGCAGGGCGGAGCGTTTGGCGGCAAGGGTGGCAGCACAGGCAAGGATGGCAAAGACGGCTCGGCCGACGAGAACGATGATCAGGCGGACGAAACGGGCAGCGGAGGCGATGCGGCCGCGACGGCTCGGCTCACGCTCATGGCGTCGGCTTCGGCCGATCGCTGCGTTCGTCGCGAGGTCAACGGAGTCAAGCGGCTGATTGAGCAGGACGCGAACGGCTATCAGGTTGGCGAGTTCTACGCGGAGCAGGTGCGCTTCATCCTAGGTGTCTTTCCGATGCTGGATGCCGCCACGCAGCTCGCTGTCAAGGTTGGCTGCGATAACCGGGCCCAACACCTCACGATGCTGCTCGAAGACGAAGACGACGAATTTTCAGCCGGCGCGCAGGTGTGGATTGACACCATCGCCGCCAGCGAGCCGCTAAAGCTCGCCACACTTGCAGTTGAAGGAGCGAAATGAGCAAGGCATACAGCGCAATTCGTCACGCGATGCGGTCCCAACTTTGGGCCATCCAGCCGGAAAAGCTCGAAGCCGTCATGGCCTTCCTGCAGCTCAAGGCTGAGGGGAAAGCCGTCGAGGCCGAGACGCTGGCCGGGATCCAAGGGCAGAGCGCTGTCACGGCTGCCCGCGCGCAGAAGGTCTCTGCGTCCAGCAAGGGCGCGGTGGCTGTCCTGCCGCTCTACGGTCTGATCCTGCATCGCGGCAGCGCCATGGGCGACATCAGTGGCCCCACAGCGACCTCCACAGCAAAGTTCCTGCAGCAGTTTCGCCAGGCGGTGAACGATCCCAACGTGCAGGCCATCGTGGTGGACGTCGATTCCCCTGGTGGAACCGTCGAGGGTGTTGACGAGCTCGCCAGCGAGATCCGCGCAGCGCGTTCGAAGAAGCAAGTGATTGCGGTTTCAAACTGCCTCTGCGCCTCGGCCGCGTACTACGTCGCAGCCAGCTGCTCGGAAGTGGTGGTAAGCCCCAGCTCGCTGACGGGTTCGGTGGGCGTGTACTGCGCTCATGAGGACGATTCGAAGATGCTGGAAGACATCGGCGTGAAGGTAACGCTGATCAGCTTCGGAGAGAACAAGACGGCCGGCAACAATTATGAGCCCCTTTCTGATTCCGCCCGCGCGGACATGCAAAGCATGGTCGATAGTTTCGGCGATATGTTTGAGAAGGCTGTCGCCGCTGGCCGTAAGATCAGCCAGGCGAAGGTGCACCAGGCGTTCGGCCAAGGCAAGGTTTTCAACGCGAAGGATGCAGTGAAGATCGGCATGGCGGATAAGATCGGCACGCTGGATGATGTGCTGGCCAGGTTCGGCGTCAGCATGAGTTCAGGAAGCATGTCGATGCTGGTCGACGATGGCAAACATGCCCACGCGCATACGATCATGCCGACGCTCGGCGCGGTGAAAGCCGGTGACGGTATCGACATGTCTGGTGATGTCGACTGCACCTGCACGTGCGATTCATGCAAGGGCGGCGATTGTGACGGTTGCTCGCATGACGGCTGTGATTGTGCCGGTTGCGACTGTGAAGCGGCGAAGTCGGCGGCAAAGGCAAAAGCCGATACGGCCACCACTCGGTTGCGCCTGCAACTCGCAGCTGCCCGGTAGGTTCCACCACAAGTTCAAGTAGAAGGCCTCGCCGATGCGGGGCTTTTTGCTTTGCCAATCCCTTCGGCGCGCGTTGCGTTGCCGATCGTGTGCGTTCGCTGGTAGCCCGATGGCTGCTGGCTGTGGCGCTCGCCCTTCAACCCAACCACCCCATGGAGGGGAGCTATGACACTTGCACAGTTGAAGCAGCTGCGGCATGAGGCACACACCTCGGCTGTTGCCATCGACGCCCTGGCGGAGCGCGAAAACCGCGCCCACACGGCGGAAGAGTCCACCAAGATCAAAGGCCTGCTCGCAGAAGTGAAGAGCTTTGATGAGCAGATCGCCACCAAGGAAGAGTTGAACGCCGCCGCTCGCACCGCACCCGCTGCTGGCGTTGTCAGCATCGAAGTCGGAAAGAATCGCGCGGAGGACAAGCCGTTCAAGAACTTTGGCGAGTTCCTGGGCGCGGTCCGCACGCAGACGATTCGTGGTGGTCATGTTGCGGATCCCCGCCTGCAGGCTGCGTTGGGCGCTTCGGAAACCTCGGATGCGGATGGCGGCTTCCTGGTGCCGATCGAGCAGAATCTCGAAGTCATCGAACGCGTGTGGAGCGAGGGCCTGATCTCGAGCCGTGCTGATCGCACGCCGATGAAGTCCTCGCGCATGACACGCCCGGTTCTCAACGAAAACAGCCGAGCTGCTGGCTTCCGCTATGGCGGCATCCAGGTGTATCGCGAGGCTGAGGCTGCCGCCTACAACCCCAGCAAGCCGAACTTCGGCCTTTTGGAGTTGATCAGCCAGAAGCTCATCGGCCTGCTCTACGCGACCGAGGAACTTCTGGACGATACCGACGCACTCAACGCGTGGGCGTCGAAGACGTTCCCCAAGGCAATGGCGTTCCAGCTTGATCTGGAGTGCTTTAGTGGCACCGGTGCGGGCCAGTTCCTCGGCTTCATGAATGCGCCGGCGCTGGTGACGGTCGCGAAGGACAGCGGCCAGGCGACAGGCACCATCAGCACCAGCAATGTGTTGAACATGCATGCTGCCCTGGTGGCCTCCAGCCGCGCGAACGCAGCCTGGTTTATTAATCAGAACTGCGAGCAGCAGCTGTATCAGCTCACCATTCCTGGCGAAGCTGGCACGGCAGTCGCTCTGTATGTGCAGCCTGGCACCGGCAGCAACGTCAACGGCCAGTACGGCAAGATCCTGGGCCATCCGGTAATCCCGGTGGAGCAGGCGTCGACGCTTTCCACCACGGGTGACATCGTGCTGGCAGACATGGGCGAGTATCTGATCGGCGAGCGTTCGGGCATCCGCGCGGATTCCTCGATTCATGTTCAGTTCCTCACCGGCCAGACAGCCTTCCGCTGGATGATGCGCAACGACGGCAAGCCGAAGTGGCGCGCACCGCTCACCCCGCTGAACGGTACGCAGGCCCTCAGCTCCTTCGTCGCTCTGCAGAGCCGCTAATCTCGGCCGCATAGCTAACCCACCTAACCCGCAGCGGGGCCGCATTAGGTCGGCCCCGCTGCCCACGCGGTCCACGCGACCGAAGGAGATCCACCATGGCAGCACGCGGATTCAACATCTTCGAAGAGGGTCATGTAGTACAGATCCTCTCGCCGGGCAGCATCAGCGGCGGCGTAACCTCCACGTATTTCAACCTCAAGACCGCCGCCAAGGCGAACATCCTCATCAACATTGGCGCACTGGCCGCTGCTGAGGGCGCTCTCACGTTGCTTGCTGCCTCGAACAATGCTGGTGCTGGTGCGACGGCGATCCCGTTCACCTACTACACCAAGAGCACCACCGGTAACGCCGCAGACACGCTGGATCTGGTTACGGGACCCTCCGCCGCCAATTCCGCGACAGCCGCGGGCTTCACGCCGGCAAATACCGCGAACACGTTCGTGGGGATCGTCATTGAGGAAGATCAGCTGCCGGCAGGGCTGAACTATCTCGCGATCGCCTTCGCGGACGGCACGAATGCGGATTATGTTGCGGCCTCGGCGATTCTGACCGGGCTGGACTATCCCGGTTCGCAGCAGCCCTCGGCTACCACCTAACCAACCCCGAAAGCGCCTCAAAACGGTCGAAATTGGCCGTTTTGAGGCTGTTATCGGCTATTTTCTCGCGTTTATTTGAGTTTTTCAGGGGTTCTATGCTCCGTATTCGCTTCGCTGACGGGCCTCGCAAGGGGCAGATTGCAGAAGTCGACCCTGCGGCAGGCTGGGCAATGCTGGCAGACGGGCGCGCCACAGATCCGCGCTTTGAGGCGCAGTTGCCCATTGCCGCCGCTGAAGTCACGCTGCCAACCGTTGCGGCGCCCCTCGCGCCCATTGTCACGTCTCGCCGCCGGAGCCGCCCATGAATGAGCTAATTCCCATTGCGCTGCCGGTAGTAGAGCCGGTGAATGTCGAAGCGATCGCGGGTCAGTTGGGCCTTACAGTCCCCGACGATGACGTGTATGGACCGCAACTTACCACTCGGATTACCAATCTCGCGACGGCGGCGCGGATCCACTGCGAAAACTACACGCGGAGCTGCTTCATCACCAGCACCTGGCTTTACCAGCGTGATGGTTGGCCACCGCGTGATCTTCGGTATGAGGACCGCGGGCAGCCTGGCGCGTTCCTTCTGCCGCGCACTCCTTTCCAGTCCATCGTCTCGTTCAACTACGTCAACGAAGACGGCAATATCGTCCCGTTAGCGCTTGACGCCAGCTACGGAACAAACGTCAGCGAGCCCATGTACGGCTATCAGCTGGATCCTGGTACGGATACGCGCCCCGCCCGCCTCTCACCCCGCTGGGCAACCCCCTGGCCGCCGCTGCGCTGGGTGCCGAACGCAGTGCAGATCCAATTCAAGGCAGGCTACGGAGGCCCTGTAACGGCAGCCGTGGCCGCTTCCTCCGCAATCCTCGCTGGCCCGGTGTTTGACCAGGGAGACGTTGGACAGGCTGTCTGCGTTCCAGCCGCCGGCGTTGCTGGCGCAGCACTCACCACCACTATCGCCTCTGTAGATAACAATGGGCAGGCAACGCTCGCTGCTGAGGCCACCACCGCTGTTGCTTCGGCTGCGAATAATGTCTGGATTGGGCAGCAGGTGCCCAGCAACATCATCATTGCCATCCTGCTGATGACTCAGTTTCTGTTTGAGCAGGGCGGCTCCATCGACATGCCCACGCCCCGCATCGTCGCAGACATGCTGGAGTTCTACCGGAATAGGACGGCGTAAATGTGGCCCTATCCCCAGAACCGCAACCGCAACCCCCTCGCGATACCCGCTGGAGCGAAGAAGCATTTCATTCAGGTGCAGCAGGAAGGCAACACAGTAGATGCTGCGGGCGGCCAGTCCAGTACAGGCTGGACGACGGTGCTCAGTTGCATGGCAGCAATCACCACGCTGGCGCAAAAGGAAGCCTATCAGAGCGGCCAGTATTCAGCTCAGGTAACACATCGGATCAGCTTCGATTGGCCGGGCCCTTCCATTGTTCTGATCGGTGGCATGCAGGTTCTATTCGGATCACGCACCTTCATCGTTCAGGTGCCGGACAACGTGCAGGAAATGAACCGCACGGTTCATCTCATGTGCCTTGAGATCAACGGGAGTCAGTAATGAGCTTCGAAACTGGACTCTACTCGCTGCTCTCCACGTCGGCATCCCTGGTCGCGCTGCAGGCCGCTCGGGTGTTTCCGGTCGTCGTGCCGGAAGACGAGCCGATGCCCTGCACCACGTACCACGTTGTGGGTGGTAGCCAGACGCCGATCTTCGGCACTTCCGGCATGCAGCGCCGCCGCGTGCAGCTGGACTTCCGCGGCAATAGCTATCTCGCAGCCAACAATCTGCGGAACGCGACGATCGCGGTACTCAACGGCTTCAACGGGCCCATGCCGAACGGGTTCCTGATCGCGGACTGCTGGCTGATTCAACCGATCGACTACTTCGATAACGACGCCCGGCAGTTCCGCTGCTCGGCTGAGTTTTACTTCGACTTCGCCATTCAGGGCGCCTAACCGTATCACCCCGTTGCTCGCGAGGGCGCGGCATCTTGCAGTAACAGGAGCAGCAAATCATGTCCAGCAAAGCTCAATCTGGCGTAGGCGCGATATTTTCAGTCTGCCTCACGCTCGCCGGCACCTACGTCCCTGTCGGGGATATCACCAGCGCGCCGTACAAGGCTGGAGAACTCGGCACCGTCTCCACCACCAACCTCCAGAGCACCACGGAAGAGATCGCGCCGGTGCTGCAGAAGCTCGGCACGATCCCGCTCAAGGGCAACCGCGTCTCCACAGATGCCGGCCAGGCGCTGCTGTACACCAATTTTCAGACGGTGCCGAAGGCCCCCATCTTCTGGAAGCTGCAGCTTCCGGT